ACTGTCCAAAGTGCAAGCGCGAGATTTGGCCTCACAGAAGGTGTATCTGTTGACTGACATACTGGTTCCGAAGAAGAACATCATCATGGATGCGACGACTCTATCAAGTCTAATGTCGTGCGCACGTTACCATGATATCAGGTTCAACCATCGGCTCGTATCCATGAGTGGTAAGTCTAATTCTCTTGAGGTAGGCTCACTCATTCATAAGGTGCTAGAGGTATTCTACAAGCATCAGATTGATGGCTTTCCTCGTTCTACATCCATAGGGAACGCACTCATTGCGGGTCAGCTATACATCACTGGCTGTCCATTCTGTGCGGATGGAACTAACAACACGCCTGCATGTAAGCATGAACCGGCAGAGTATCCGGGTGTAACCAATACGCCTGAGAATAACGAACGGTTCATTGTAGGTTGGAAATTCGCACTCGATACGTGCGAACAATACTTCGAGTTCTACAAGAATGATTCCTTCATTCCACTAGCCGCCGAGATAGTAAAGGGTGAAGTAATTTATGAGGATGACGAGATCCGCGTATTGTGGAAAGCCAAGTTCGATTTGATTATAGATACGAACCAAATCGGTATCATATCTATGGATCACAAGACGTTCAAGCAGAGGAGAGACAAGTCTACTCTATCGAATCAGTTCTTGGGTCATGCAGTTCTGCTGAAGTCACAGAACGTGATGGTGAATAAGATAGGACTACAGACTACACTGAAGATAGCGGAACGACTGAGCAGAGAGCCTGTGTCTCTATCGAATGATCGCATACTTGAGTGGCAGGGTGAGATCGTTCCTTACTACGCATACAAGTATGTGCAGTTCACTGAGTCAGGTTACTGGCCTCCAGACTACACGCACTGTGACAACATGTTCGGTCCCTGTCCATACAAGAGAGTGTGCGAAGCTGACAGAGGAATGCGTGAAGAAGTCCTGAGACTTGAATTTCAGAAGGCTCCTGTATGGGATCCACGGAATAAGGAGGATGTATGAGTGAAATATCATTCTATATCTTCATGATAGGATTTGGTTTAGGTTTCATATTCTGTTACGTTTGGAAGGAGGACTCATAATGCCTGTCTTTCTGAGAGATAAGATATGTGAATGCGTAATCAAGAATCGTGAAGAAGATGAGGACATGCGCGAGTGGCTCAAACGCTGCATGTGTATGTTCCACTGGATGCAAACGGATTACTATCAGTCGAAGGTTAAGTGACTAAGAGAAGTGAGAGGCAGGAAGGATATTGTTCACAATGCAGAGAGTGGACATATGTCTCTCCATGTCCTAAGTGTGGATTGCCTGTCATGCCTACGACTATCGAGAAACGTCTGATGGACAGAGCTAAGAAACTCGATGAGGATATGCTCAGACAGTTTGTCAAGATCCGTCATGACGTTCATGCCCCATCAAGGTCATTCATCGGAGAGATTTACATGGCATTGGTGGATTCCTATAACCTCGGTATTAAGATGAAAGGAGAATTGCGTAAGAAGGTAGTAGGGGTAGTGAGTAAGTAACTGCGGGTAGGAGGAGTCGATGAAAAAGTATCTCGTGTTAGGTGTGATGGCGTTTGCATTGTCAGTGGTTCCTGCAAAGGCTGCATTGATGCTGGCAGGGACTATTGGTGGTGTGAACTTCTGTGCTACGGATAATAACGTAGCGTGTGGATTTGGTGTGCAGTTGTTCGATGTGAACTTGAATGCGAACATTCTGTCACTTGATCCTGCTAACATCGGTGGACTGGATATACAGGGTAGTCTGTATACTCAGACCATCGGTACGCACAATGTTCTGAACAGCGGATCATTGCTGATCGAGAACAATACTGCTGCTACTATCAATGGTCAGCTTGCAGTAGGAGGCACGGGCTTTGTTGGGCCAATCACTGAAGCTAACATCAGTGGTAGTGGAACATGGGAGGATGCACTTGGATCTACAATCACCATGAGGTGGTTTAATGATCCTAATAACGTGCAGGGTGGATTGGCTCCGGGTATTGTGCAGCCGGGTATTCTACTCTCTACATTCGGAGATGTAGCAGGTGCAGGGACAGACTCATTCAGTCATACATTGAATGGGATTCCTGTCATTGATCCTGCACTCTTTTCTATGAGTCTGCAATTCGATCTGTCTCTAGTTGCCAATGGAAACTTGGTAAGTAGAGGACAGACGATTACGAAGGATCAGGTAGTTCCTGAGCCTGCATCACTCGCACTCATGGGTATCGGCCTATTCGGAACAGCCATGAGACTTCGTCGTCGCATCGTGTAATAAACTGGGGGGAGTCAGTACAATGATTCCCCCCATCTTCAATGAGATATTACATCCTGTATGTAATATGTCAGGGAGGATACATGATTAAAGTAGACTACTGCCCTAACTGCAATGAGAACACGCTACACCGAGTAATAGAGGACGATGAAATCTTTGAATACGCCATGCAATGTTTGATCTGTGATGTAGTATTCCAGTGTAACCCTCCTACTAAGGAGCCAGTTCAACTGAAGTTTGATTTCGAGGTGGATATCAATGCCAAGCATGAGTGACAGTAACTTCGATTCACTTTATGTACTGATGAAGGGGGAACCGGGCCTACGTAAGTCTACACAGGCTCTATCATTTCCCGGTCCTCAGTATTGGTTCTCGTGGGATCGTAAGATGAATAGTATCTATCTACCCATGAAGAAGTGGGGGATAGATCCCAAACTCATCGAGTATGATGACTACGAAGATTGGAACAAACCGAAGAAGAAGTTAGAACAGCTACAGACTAGCTGCCCATACAAGACATTGGTGTTTGACAGTATCACGTCAATGGCTGACATGACTCTACGTCAGACTACTAAGTTGAAGTATGGTGTGACGAGACAAAGTGGACAGGCCGCAGGTAAGCTGATAGCAGGTATAGCAGTCAATGAGATAGAGGACTACAATGCGGAGTCCGCTGCTATCAATGAACTCATCGCACTCACTAAGGACATTCAGTCGTATCACAAGGTCAACGTCATTCTCATCGCACACGTCGTTCAAGCGGAATATCGCAGTACGACGAACAACACAACACATATCTCTCGGCAGATAGTAACAGCCGGGAAAAAAGTAGCAGCAAAGCTCCCCGCGTATTGTGGTGAAGTATATCACTTCAACCTTAAACGGGATCTTGCTGGAGGAGGTGCATACACAGTATTGACAGAGCATACAGGGGACGATTTCGCTAGGTCTGCATTAGGACTGGACAAGGAAATCGTATTTGGTGATAAACCCCTGTATGACACATGGATCAAGCCAGCTATCACCAAACTACAACAGTCCTACACACCAGTAACAAAGTTCTAACAACAACCTGAAAGAGAGACAAAAACAATGAGTCCAATGATTGAATTCTCCGAACGTGACATGAACCGTGGGAAAGTTATCGATCCCGCGTGGTATCTTGTCAAGATCGAGAACATCGGTGAAGCACCGTCGAAAGATGGTGGCAGCACCAACTATCCCGTGGAAGGTGTCATCATCAAGAACGCTGACAATGGTGATGAGAAGTTCGCAGGCACCATCATCGAATGGAATTTCAATAGCAAGGCAATCGGCTTTGCTGTTGGTTTCCTGAACGCACTTGGCGTAGACGTGAAGGCAGGTGCGCGCTTCGATCTGGCGAATGCCATCGGACACAACGTCGAAGTATTCATCGAGAACGGTGAGTGGCAGGGACGTATCGTCAACCGTGTGAATCACAAGTATCGCACGGTTCGTTCGTAGTCTGTAATACAGAGAGGGTAGGGGCCATACTATCCTCTCTGTTCTCTAGATGGCCCAAACTGAGGAATGTAATGGAATACTATCTGAGCGAGAATGACGAGAAGCCTGTAGAGGATGTGGACGTAAGCGAAGAAGAAGTCCTCGAAGAAGATCTGGAAGATGATGACAAGGACGAGGACGACGACGAGGATGATCGTAGTGCAGATGATGCGGATGATTGGGAAGATGATGATGACGACGCATCAGATGACGACGACACGGAACTCGAAGATGATGATGAGGAAACCACTGAATAGATTCATGTGCTAGAGACTTGGCCCTCTAGTGAATTGAACTATTCGGTGATAGGGGACACGCTCAACACTACTGCCACAGTAGATTACGAGCGTGTCCCCGACTGGAGAATGGAAGTGAATGATACCAAATTAGTAGGAAGAATTATCAAGATAAGTAGACAGGGATGGGGATTCATCTCATCCAGAGAGATTGAATTTACTCGTATCTTCTTTCACTGGACCGCACTCAGACAAGACACTACTCCATTCCTTCAACTCAGGAATGGAATGATGGTAGAGTTCACGCCTATTCAGATTCCTGATAAGGGTTGGCGTGCTATGCATGTGCGTGTCCTTGAAAGAGAGGAGAAGAATAATGAGGGAAGTCAAGTGTCCCCATTGTCAGAATGATGATAAGACTCTGATAGAACATGTTCGTAAACGTAGATACTTCTGTGAAGTATGTGGCAAGACTTTTATAGGAGATGATGATGACACACGCGGATCAAGTCAAGAAGATAGCAAAGATTCTGAAGAAGAATTTTCCTGACGTAGGAACTTCTAGATCAGTTCACATCGCATTCACTATCATCGAAGCATTAGAAGAACCACCTTCCAAAGTGGAGACCAAACCAGATGCAAGAGTTCCATAAAGAAATGTTAGATACTATTATCAAAGATTGGGATTTAATGAAGGTTGAAACCTACATTGCCGAACTAGAAGAAAGACGGGCGTTACTAGATCAGTGGATTAGACACCTAAAGGACACACGCAGAAAGAAGATGCGTAAACCCGCATTCGACACGGGGGATCGTAGTGGCACATAGTCACAAGTATGTACCGGGGATGGGGCCAATAGGTGCCAAGTGGATGATACTTGGTGAGGCTCCATCATCCGAAGAAACTGTAGCAGGTAAGCCCTTTGTAGGTCCATCAGGTAGAGAATTAGATCGTCTATTGAAGGATGCTGGAATGCCTCGATATGAGGCATGGATAACTAACGTCTGCAAGTTTCAAGTTCCATCTAACTATGGGGCGAAGAAGGCTACATTTGCTATGCGTGCCAGAGAAGCTGGTATCGACATGGAGCAACAACTATCTGAACTGAGGACAGAAATTGCGGAAATTAAACCGAACGTCATACTGGCTCTCGGTGGGACTGCATTGTGGGCCTTGTCTGGTAAGGACAAGATTTCTAAGCACAGAGGTTCTATCATGTGGGGGATGGGTACGAAGTTTGTGCCTACCTATCATCCCGCACACCTGTTACATTCAGCTAGTGGTGGAGAAATTAAAGGATACTGGAACCGTCAAGTAATGATCTTTGACTTCAAGCGTGCATACAAAGAATCACTGAGTCCCTCATTAGATCTACCCTCACGCACTCTACAAGTCGCATCCAATTCAGGTGAGCTGTATGAGTTCCTGAACAGATACAAAGATCATAAGAAACTGAGTGTAGACATTGAAGCTGGTGGTCATTGCCTACCTATCTGTATCGGACTCGCGTTCTGTGCATCACATGGCATGACAGTTCCTCTATGGAATCGAGATGGTATCTCTACGATACCTGACTCTGACCTAGTGACTATGTGGAATATGGTGGCGCAAGTACTATGGGAGAAGGACATTGTTGGACACAATTTCAATTATGATCGGGACAAAATACGAAGGTTGGGATTCACAATACGAAGAATCCATAGTGATACAATGCTCAAAGCCTTCGCAATTAACCCTGAACTCCCAAAAGGGCTTGCATTCAATACAAGTATCTACACTAGAGAACCCTACTATAAAGACGAGGGTATGTATGAGGGGAAGATTAGAGATCTGTTGCTCGGATGCGCACGAGACTCTTGTGTTACTTATGAAATAGACGATGCAATGGAGCCTGATCTAGAGGAGTTAGGAGTCACGAAGTTCTATCGTAACTTCTTGATGACTCTCCCTGACTTCTACCTAGAGATCGAGAACAATGGATTCGTAGTTAACGAGACTAAGAGAGAAGAACTAATTCGGAAGTATGTAGCATGGGATGAACGTCTAGGCTATGAGATGTTCGAGTTAGCAGGTATAGATGTTAATCCTGCCTCTCCTCTACAAGTTCATTCACTCTTATTCGATGTATGGAAACTTCCCCGTAGGAAAGGAGTAGGAGAGGAAGAACTTACAGCATTATTGAACCTTCAATCAGGTGTGAAACACCCTCCTCATAGACAATGGATAGAGAAGTGTTTAGAAAGGAGGAGAGTGAAAAAGACCATGAGTACGTATCTCATGGCTATACCAGATTACGATGGTAAGATGCGCACTTCCTGTTTCATGTGTCTAGAGACTGGTCGAACGTCTACTAGTCAACAGAATCCACCCATACGTCCCAAGGTGGATACTGTAGGCAAGGGTAGAGAAGCCGACATGAAACCTATGGGTGCTGCGTTCCAAGTTCTCACTAAACATGGAGACATTGGAGCAGACGTAAGAGGGATGTATGAACCTGATAAGGGTGAAATATTCGTACAACTAGATTCGAGTCAAGCTGAAGCAAGGGTTGTATTTAACCTAGCAACTGATGAACAGGCATTGGAGGACATAGATGCCCATGACTATCATGCACTTACTGCATCGTGGTTTTTCGGCGGTAAAGAAGATGACTACTCAAAGAAAGTCCTCGGATACGAGTCACCTATTAGATTCGCTGGAAAAACTTTACGTCATGCCGGTCATCTTGGGGCAGGTAAAAGAAGGGCAGCAACAGAACTTAATACGCAAGCTAGGAAGTATAAAATCCCCATCACGGTTACAGAAGCACAGGCCGATAGAGCACTGAAGATATTCCATGCTAAGCAGCCTAAGATTCAAAGAGTATTTCATGCTGAAGTAATTGAATGTCTGAAAACTACGCGCAAACTAATTGCGCCGCTGCCGTGGGGGATTGATGCTGAACGAGGTGGTGTACGTATTTTCTATGAAAGATGGGGAGATGATCTGTTCAGAGAGGCTCTTGCCTATCTCCCACAACGAGCCGTTACTGATAATACCAAAGCGGCTGGTATCCGAATTAAGAAGCAGTTCAAGGAGGCAAAGATCATTCTTGAGGCACATGATGCACTTCTTTTTTCGGTGCGAGAAGAATATCTCAAAGATTTTATTCCAATAGCTAGAAAGGAGATGGAGCGGCCCATCAATTTCACATGTTGTTCTTTACCTCGGAGGTTTCTTAAGATACCATGTGATGTGGAGGTTGGCGAGAATTATAAAGATCTAAAGAAATTCAAAGAGCAGGAATTGAGTGATGCAATGGCTGGAGAAATTATTAGCACAACACTCTGAACTTGAGAGTCCTACGAACTTTTGGCTATGGGGTGGTTTAGCCGCGATATCAGCGGTGGTCAAAGACAATGTATGGTTAGACCGACAGATATACAATCTATACCCTAACATCTACGTCATGCTACACGCGGAATCGGGCCTAAAGAAAGGTCCGCCTATTAGCATGGCGAAACAGTTGGTAAGAGGAGTTGGTGGAACGCGCATCATCTCAGGGCGTAGCTCTATTCAAGGGATACTCAAGGAACTAGGAACTACACAGACTCAGCCGGGAGGTAAAGTTATCAACAAGTCAGTGGCCTTTATCTGTAGTTCTGAACTTACGTCCAGTATAGTAGAGGATAAGGTAGCTACAGATATCCTTACTGACCTGTATGACAGACAATACAACATAGGTGAGTGGCGTAGTCTACTCAAGATGGAGCAGTTCAATCTTAAAGATCCCACCATTACCATGTTGACGGCGACGAATGAGGCGCACTCTAATGACTTCTTCGCTAAGAAGGACATACATGGAGGTTACTTCGCACGCACTTTCGTCATATCAGAGACACAACGTAACCGCGCAAACAGTCTACTAGTCCCTCTCACCAATCCACCCAAGTATCCTGAATCAATAGAATATCTAAAGACCATAGCTAAGTTAACAGGCCCATTCAGACCACTAGCTAGTAGGGAGGTAAGTGAGGAGTTTAAGTTTCCACATAAGGATCTGGTGACAAATGAGATTAACTACTTTAGTGAGGCAGGTTTACTGTACGAACTGTGGTATGAGAACTTCATTAACACAGTACTCACACAGGATTTGAGAGATGACACAGGCACACTGAACAGGTTTGGTGACTCTGTGTTGAAGATAGCCATGCTCCTATCACTGAGTAAGGACACGAATCTAACCATAGATACTGCATCCATGCAATTAGCAATAGACTACAGTCAGAAGCTGATAGGTAATGTGCGTCAGATGACCTATGGTAAGAAGGGTCTATCGGACGCAAAGGATATCAAGACACTGATAATCCAAGAACTGTACATGCGTGAGACACATCAAATCTCTCGTCAAATGTTATTGAAAAAGATGTGGCTACATTTCAGGGAGGCTAGTGAGATAGATGAGATAATGAACTCGTTCGATCAGGCAGGGGTAATCAATGTGCAATCACTAGGTAATCAGGTTATCTATGTCATGCCTGAGAATCAAGTGCAGGAGTATGAAAGACACTTTTCAGGTAAGGGAAAATGATTATTCCCATCCCTATCCATCACATTGAGGAATCAGTTGCTCCAGATCCTGAAGATAGGGGTGAATGGATTAGGTGGTTCCTTGATTGTGAACATTGGAGGTGTACGTGTGGAATAACGAACTTCGGTAGGAATAAGTTCTGTGCGCGTTGGACATGCAAAAAGCCTAGACCTACTTCTTACGTCGAGAGCGTATTTCCCACACCGCTCCACTAAGAAGTAGGGCTAAGCCAATGATCGCAAACAGGAGTATTATAACACTCACCTATCCTCACTCCACGGGAATGCGCGCTCCTCTCCTCTAGGCGCAGTCCAGTTCCACGGCATAATATCCTTTACTCCTCCACCTCCTACTAGCCAATCATTCTCAGGTTCAATGAACTTGCTAACAGATTCACCCTTACTGTAAATCTGTGTACCTCCACCGAAGAATGCGGCTGTACCAAACATTGGAAGTAGATCCGGATTCTCTTTGTATATCTCCATTACATCTTGCGAGAATAATGGAATGAACAACTGTATCGTACGATCACCCACATGGAATGGATTGTACTCAGACGCATTCGCCACATCCCATGCAAATTTACTTACGGGATTCAGCTTGTTGACGAAGAATCTCTCCATCATATCTTCTTGCGTCTGAGCCTGATAGCCTGATCCAAAGCGATGGAACTCTCCACTAGAAGAAGATGTAGACCCGCCCATGTATGCCCTGCCATATGCTACGGCGAACTGAAGGAATCCACCTCCAAGATCCAAGCGTGCATCACCAACTCTTACCTTACCAAAGTCCGAGCTAGTAATATCGTCATTCACTTCTGCATCAGGTCCAGCAGCATTCTTTATCAACTCAGTATACACGTACCATGCAGCAGCTGTACTAAGTGCAGCCTTAGCATATTGCTTCCTAACGAATGGACTAGCCATAACGTAAGTAACAGGATTCATCATCCTGATTCTACTATTCAATAGACCTGGAGAGAATAGTATAGGTCCAATCTTACTAACTGCATTTTCTAGCGATAGTCCACCCTTTGCAGTTGCATGACCTGTAGCCGCATTTACAAATTCTGCTATCTCTTTAGCAAATACAAGGTTCTTATACGGGTTGAGTTCTAATGCTTCAGCAGGTGTGAACTTCGTTTTCCACGGCATCATGCCTTGCCGTGCCTCACCTGTAGTCAATGCCTCAAGAGACATATCGCGCGCAAGATTCAGTAACTTCTCAGTCCTATTGACATTCAAGTGATTCAAGAAGGTAAGGAATGCACGATTGAAAGCACGGATAGGATACCCTGCTGTATGCTGCCATATCTTGGCTCCTACATTATCACCAATACCCATCTCTAGCCATCGGCTGGCTGTCATCTCTGCCCGTGGACCCGGTTCACTAGCAGGAGAAAATATCTTCGTTCCTATTCTTTCAGCAAATGATGCACTTTCCTTACCAGTTATGGGATCTATCGGCCTTTTCATAATAGGCTTGGATCTCAAGTCCGCGTCTATCATCTTCCATGTGTCATAGTGTAGACTCCCGAACATTGGAGGAATAGCCTTCCAGAACTCAGGAGTCAGTATCTGAGATAACCCCTGTCTACCCGGAGCAGACATATCCAACATAGTAGTAGCATTAGTAGGTACAGCTAATGCTTCCCTTACATAGTTAGTTTCAGCAGCTTTCTTTGCTTGTCCTTTCACTTTCGGTGGTTTTGGTGCTCCACCCATACCTATTCCAGTAGCCTGTTTAACTTGCTTCCATGAAGGAAGTGGAACACCAGCATTGAGATTTACAATCTCATCGTAGTTAGAATTGATTTCATTACGGATATCATCTGCTGTTGTACCTTCTCTAAAGACTTTCCAGTTGAATTCCGTATTTCTAGGAGAGACTATGTCAACGTACATCTGTCTGTCCATATTGAATGGTATTGAATCAGCTAGAACTTGAGCCTGCGCGCGTGTTATAGGATGATGTATTTCAGCTCCTCCACCTGCGAAACGAATAATACCTTGTTGCAAAACTTCCTGTAGACCAAAACCTAACCTATCCGCAGCATCTGCATGATACGATGCATTATGGGTAAGTTTTGTACCATCAGGTAGAATGAATCTTGTCTCCCTGTACGTTTTTACCGCAGGTAAGTTCTCACGAAATACATGAACCGCTATAGGCTCACTAAGATTCCTTACCCTTGATTCAAAGTACTTAATTATATCTATGACATGTCCTCTCCATGTCTCTCCTGGTCTTAATTTTGCTCCTGCCCCAATATTTGTTATGTTAAAGTATTTATAATCGGCTGCATCAACCTTATCCAATGCATCTACTTTTTCAGCCCATGCTCTGGCAGTAGTATCTTTCAATCTCAGTTTTTCAACTACTCCCCCAACTCCTTTACCTATCTTTTTCCATGCTTCAATTACATCCTCAAGAGGTGTAGCTCCTTGCTCCTCCTCAACTAATCTCTTGAGTATGTCATCCCATCTCTTTACAGGAGGCTTCTCTACTGGAACACGAGTGGCTTTTACCATACCCTCTTTTGTTCCGAATTCTATAACATCCAAACCTTTAGTAGCAGTAGGATCTACCTTGACAATTCTTCCATCAGGTAGTCTGTATCTATCAGATTGGAACCTATCCCTGTATATTGCTGGTAGACCCGGATCACCTTGGATCATGTCTGCTAGCATATGGAATCTCTGAATCTCCGGTGGAGTGAGATCCCGTATCATGGAGTTCAAGACCAGAGCTTGAGCCTCCTTAACCATTTTACTTAGAGTGAAGCTAGGTACATCTCCTATATTCTGAATCTTCTCTATAAGAGTCTTAGCCATCGGATCAGACTTGACCAATGACGACTCTGTTACAGCAGGAGTGGAAGCAGCAATCCTTTCCTCCGTTTGTTCCGCTAACAGTTCCTGATACCTATCTCTAGCCGCATCCCACATTTCACCTATTTGTGCATATTCAATTTCACTATTACCCCTGACCATTTCGCCGGTCGAGTCTACCATTCCATTCATTCGTGCATCTATTTCTTCAAAATTCTTCTTGGCTTTATTTACATCATATTCCTCATTAATCATTCTCTTGTAGTATGCCTGTAATTCATCTATCCTTCGATTTGCAGCTGGTCCTCTCTGTTGTAATGCTTCAAGAAGATGATCTGCAATGTAACCTAATCCTTTAGGTCTTGCAGCATCCATTCGATCCATTGCACTAGTCAGATCTGTGAGTGTTCCTAGTGTCTGTGGATCAGGAGGTGTAGGTAGATTTCCTGCACTATCCCGTCCTTCTAATCTATCCAACACTCTCTCTGCTTGTGCTCTATTCTCCCAAGCAATACCTGA